AAATTAAGTAAAATGAACTTAAAACAAATTATGACAGGCAAAAACCCACAATCTCTTATGCTTGAGCAAACCAGAGGTTTGAAAGCAAAGTGGGAGAAGACTGGCTTACTCGAAGGAGCAGGTTCAGAAACTTCAAAGCATGGTATGGCAGTAATGTTAGAAAACCAAGCTAAGCAATTAGTGGATGAGGCTACAAGAACAGGTACTTCAGCAGGTTCTGAAGAATGGGCTGGTGTTGCGTTGCCTTTAGTAAGAAGAATCTTCGGTTCTATCGCAGCTAAAGAATTCGTTTCAGTACAACCTATGAACTTACCTTCAGGTCTTATTTTCTACATGGATTTCAAATATGGTACTTCACAAGCTGGTAATCCTGACTTCAACGGTCAATCATTATTCGGTAAAGGTGGTACTTTCGGTAAAGATTCTTTAGCACCAGCTGGTAACAAATTGGGTTCTACTCAAACAGCAGAAGGTGGTCTTTACGGAGCAGGTAGATTTGGATACACAATCAACGATGTACAAGTTGCAGTAGACGCTACAGTTGCAACTGCATCTTGGGCAGATATCAACTACGATGCTGACTTATCTGCATCATTAGCAGCAGGTGGTATTAAGAAATTAACTGTTGATTTAACTGGTTTAAGTGCTGATTTCAACGGCGTAAGAGCATTTGAAATCTTACAATCAGGTTCTTTAGCAGCTAACGCTTACTATCCTAAATTCACAAAAATCAACGGATCTAGCGTAGAATTCTACGGTACAGGTTCTGCAGGTGGTGTAAACGCAGGTGGTGCAACTTTATCTTATCATAAGCAACCTTCTGCAGAAGTAAGAGGTGACTTTGAAGATAGAGGTTCAAACTTAGACATTCCAGAAATTGAATTAGAATTGAAATCAGAACCAATCGTTGCTAAAACTCGTAAGTTGAAAGCAATTTGGACTCCTGAATTAGCACAAGACTTGAATGCATACCATTCAGTAGATGCTGAAGCTGAATTAACTCAAATGTTATCTGAGTACATTTCTTTAGAAATTGACTTAGAAATCTTAGAGATGTTACAGCAAAACGCATTCACAACTGATTATTGGGATGCAAGAGTTGGATACGATTACAATAGCACAACTGGAGCATTCGCAGTAGATTCTTCTGCAGCGGCTGCATCAGCATACACTAAGAGTACTTGGTATCAAACTTTAGGTATCAAATTACAAAAGGTATCTAACAAAATTCATCAGTTAACTATGAGAGGTGGTGCAAACTTCATCGTTTGTTCTCCAAACGTAGCAACTATTTTAGAATCAATGAATGGTTTCTCTGCAAATCCTGGTAAAGACGCTTTACAATTTGCTGCAGGTGTAACTAACATCGGTTCTATCTCTAACAGATATGATGTTTACAAAAACCCATATATGACAGAGAACGTTATCTTATTAGGATTTAAAGGTTCTAATTTCTTTGAGACAGGTGCTGTATACGCTCCATATGTTCCATTGATTATGACTCCTTTAGTGTACGATCCAACTAACTTCACTCCAAGAAGAGGAGTTATGACTCGTTACGCTAAGAAGATCGTTAGACCAGAATTCTACGGTAAGATTATCGTAAACGGTTTAAACACTTTGTAATCTTAACGGATTAGAGTAATAAAAAAGAAAGAGGGGATAGAAATATCTCCTCTTTTTTTATTTGTATATTTATAGTAGTATAAAACTATAAATTTTTATTATGTCTGCAAACACTTATTGGTCCGGGTCAATATCAGGTTCATTTATATCGGGTTCATCAACTCCATTTGGATTGTATGATTCTGATACAGAATTTAGATTAGATGCACCAAAAACATCCGTATGGGTAGCAAAAAGACTTGGATATCCAATTGTAAATATTGAATTAGATAATGAACAAATTTGGGCTTGTTTTGAAGAAGCAACTTCAGAGTATGGTGCACAAGTAAACCAATTTAATATCAGAAATAATTTGTTCTTATTAAAAGGACAAGATAATTCAAATTCATTCACACAAAAATTAGTGGATGGGGCCGGGTTATCTACAATTTACAGAATAGCACAGGCATATGGTTCATTGGTAGGTGTTGGTGGTGATGTTAGTATTAAAAAAGCATATATCAATTTAACACCAAATGTTCAAAAATATGATTTATCATCCACACTTTATAGTGCAGAATCAGCATCTTATGGAACCGCATTAAGTGGTGGAGTTAAAAGAGATATTGTTAGAGTATTCTATGAATCAACTCCCGCAATTACAAGATTCTTTGACCCATATTCGGTGGGTGCGCAAGGTACATTGAACTTAATGAGTGAATTAGGATTTGGTAATTATTCACCAGCAGCACAATTCTTATTGATGCCTTTATATGAGGATGTTATGAGAATGCAGCAAATTGAATTTAATGACCATATTAGAAAATCTTCACACACATTTAATATAGTAAACGATTCGCTTGAAATATTTCCTGTACCATTTACAGGAGGTTTACAAAAAATGTATGTTGAATATTTTGAAAGAGATGAATTTGAAAATAATTCTGCAATAGTTAAATCAGATGTTGTAGCAGATTATTCAAATATCAAATACGATTTTATACCATATACCGATATAAACGAAGTTGGTAAACAATGGATTAGAAAATACACTTTAGCATTAGCAAAAGAATTATTGGGTGCAATTAGAGAAAAATATAATTCAATTCCGATTCCGGATGCAGAAATAAGTTTAGATGGTGCGGCGTTAAGAGCAGAAGCACAAATAGAAAAAGATGCATTGATAGAACAATTAAGAGAAAACTTAGAAGAATTGAGTAGAAAAAATCAATTTGAAATTCAAAAAAATAGTGCGGACTACCATCAAGATATGTTGAGAAAAGTTCCGTTAAAATTATATGTAGGATAATATGCCAAAGTTTATTTCAGATAGAGATGTAAGATTTTTCAAACATATTGCCAGAGAAGCTGTTGATGATGTTGTTGAAAATATATGTGTTTTATACAAAATAAATTTAGCAGATACCAGAATAAATTTATATGGTGAAGCAATTAATAAAACTTGGCATCCTGGTGTTCAATTGAGTGTTTTAATAGATAAATCGGGTCAACAACAAAATTATGAAGGTTTTGGCCCTAATACTGTTCAAGATATTCAATTTAATTTTGATAAATTTATGTTAGAAGAAAAGAGTATTTATCCTGAAGTTGGTGATATTATATTCTTTGACCAAGCTTACTATGAAATCAATAATACAACCGAAGTTCAGTATAGCGGTGGATTACCTCAACATAACTTTAGTGTTGTATGTTCTACATTTATGGTATCTAAATCATTACTTAATATAGAAGAAAGAATAAAATAATGTCTACAAATCCACTAAGACCCGATTTTAACAGGGCAAAACAAATTAAATCTGAAACGGGTGATGTTAAACAAAGTATCACCCTTTTTGATATTGATTATGCCATGATGTCTTATTTAGAGGACACGGTTTTACCACAATTGGATGATAATGGTAAAGGATTAAAAATACCTGTAATATATGGTAATTCCGAAAGATGGAATGGTGCAAGAAGACAGGGTGTTTATAGAGACCAAAAAGGTAAATTACAATTACCTTTAATGATGATTAGAAGAACTACGATTGCAAAAGATGAAACAATGCCATTTTTAAGAAGAGGTGTTCATTATCAAACAATTTCAAAATATTCCAAAGATAATAGATACGATAATTTTAGTGTATTGGGAAGTGCGGTAAAACCTAAAAAAGAATTATACAATATTTTGATGCCAGAGTTTGTAGATATAACTTACGAATGTATGGTGTGGACTGCATATACTGAACAATTAAATGAAGTAATTGAAGCATTGAATTTTACAGGCCAATATTGGGGAAATAAAGATACTTGGAAATTTAGAACACAAGTAACCGATTATAATGTAATAAATGAAGTTGGTGATGGTACGGAAAGAATTAATAGAGTTGAATTTAATTTAGTTACTAAAGCTTATTTACTTCCAGAAAAATTTGATGGAGAATCACCAATTAAAAAATCAATGTCTGTAAAAAGAGTTGTTTTTTCAACCGAAGTAGACGTAACTAGTGGTAATGGTAGATTGGAAGGATTATTAACTACACCATCTCCATATTACGATAATAAAGATTTAATTGATTTTCTTTCATTAAATAGTAGTTTAACAACATCCGGTGCATCAACACTTACAATTAATAATGTAAAATGTATTAAAACACCTACGACATTAAGTTCAGTAGTAACAGCTGCATTTACTTATGGAAGTGATTCATATGATATTAAAGTTTATGTAAATGGTGTAAGATATTATTTTACTACACATTTTACAATAGATAGTGTAAATTCAAACTCATTAACAATAAACTTTTCATCTATGCCATTTTCAGTAGATTCCGGAGATGAAATTACAATAACAGGTAAATTTATTGAATTATAATGAAAAGGAGTTTATTAGACATAACACAAAAAATGTTTAGAAAACCTGGTAATGCAATTTTGACTCCTAAAAATTTATCGGATTCTACATATTGGATTTGGGAAGCTACGGGTTGGAAATTTGTAGATATACTTAGAGAAATAGAATATAGAACGGAGCAAGATAGATTGAGAGTTTATATTAATACTCAAAATATAAGTGGAAAAGATTATGTAGTTGAGCAAGGTGATAGTGGCTTATTGATAAAATTTAAGAGAAATAATTTTGAATATCAATTAGATTCGCAAGATTTTATTGAAATTAAAGGTGATATAGAAAGATATGCTTAATCGTTTTAATTCTAATGCAAGAAAATTAAATAGAGTGATTCCTGCAAAAGTGAATCCGGAAAACCTTGTGAATTCTGATTTGACAGGAAGTTTACAAAATATAAAATTACCAACTACAAATAAATTTAATTCAAATACAAAAAGTAATCCAAATCCAATAAAATTAGTAAATAATAAAACAACCATATCTAATTTTTATCAAGAAATATTAGAACATAGTGCAAGATATATTAATAGAAAAATAGATACATTTGATAATACTGGATTTGGAACACTCACCATATATAATGTTCGTACCGATTACGGAACCGAAGGTGCATCTCCTGATAACTTTGAAGTATTGGTTTATGGTTTACATATTCCAGGAGATTACACAATTACAGAAGTTGGAAATAATGTAGTAGTAACATTATTAAATGATTATATAGATTTTGATAATGTCACAATAGATGATATTTATGTTATAGGTAAATTAGTAGAAATACCGATTGTAACAGAAGATGATTTTAACATAACAACCGAAGATGGTTTAGATA